CTTACGACCAGCGGCAACATCAGCACGCAGAGTTTCATTTTCAGCTCTCGCATCGGCTAATTCCCTCGAGTATCTGGCATCAAGTGCAGCAACATCACGCTGGCGCTGCTGCATATCAGTAATGGTTGCATTTGCCAGCTCCAGCTCACTGACTTTTTTATCGCGCTGCTCTTTGTAGGTTATGGCGTTATCACGGTAATGATTCAGCCCCAGACTAAGCGCACCACAGGCCACCAGCAGGGCAATGATGACCACACACAGAACGCGGTTCATTTCACCACCAGCGTATCTGACCGATGAAATAACCGGAGACCATAATCACAAACACCAGCCAGATAAGAATGAACTTCCAGGTAGATAATTTTTCAGCCATCACTCAAATCTCCCGAATCAGTTTGCTAAAATCAAACACACTTTCTCCTTTGACTTTTCCGGAGTCAGGAAACACAAAACCCCACCTGCTGCTAACAAACGGGGTTTTTACTTTTATTCACTTAGTTTTTGCCAGTTCGCAGGATTTCGTGTTATCCGCCCGTGTGAGCAAACCGCATTTTTCAGCAAAATATTCTGCTTATCTGTCAATTCCCCAGCACGCCAGCGCGCTCTCCTGGTCACGCCGTGAGACCTGACCGTAGCAGTTGTTTGAGCGAATACGGCAGTCTCTGCCACCGTCCTTAATCCACCAGCGAATCGCCTCGCATGCTCCCCTGCGGTCACCAGCATTAATCCGTCTGTAAAACGTCGACGGGAAACACTTACCGGGGCCAATGTTGTACGGACAGAATGACGCAATCCCCGCTTTCTGGGGTTCGGTCAGTGGCACTCTGATGTTTTTCTCCACCCATGCCAGCGCCTTATCACGTTCAATGGCGTTAACCTGGTCGCATTTTTCCTTCGACAACTTCATGCCAGGAATCACAGGCTTACCATCCACCCGGGTGGCTCCACGGCAGATGGTCCAGATACCCGCACCATCACGGTATGCCGTGGTGTGGTTACCTTCTTTTTCGTCAAGAAACTGGTCGAGAATTTCAGGCGCAGAAGCACCTGCGGCAATCAGCGCCAGAACGGCAGCCGATAAACCATAGCGGAGTTTCCTGCTCATCAGCTTACTCTCCCCGTGCCGCCTTACGCCTGTCCTCTCTGATTTTGAAATACAGGTTCGTCAGATATGTCAGCAGCCCAAACAGCAGACTCCCCAGCACGCCTATTGCCGCCCACTGAGACGGGGAAACCCTGTCCAGCAACTGCAGGAACCAGTAGCCCGTTCCACCGCTGACGTGGTGTATGACACACCTGTTGTGATTTTTTCCATCTGGTACATACCCCGTCTCCCGCAATCCGGAAGCTCACAACATGAAAAAGGCCAGCAGCTGTTTACTGATGGCCCTGACTCCCCGTTACAGCATCATGACCGATTCGGGTTGAGGTTCAGTCGCATCGGCGACCGGTGATTCAGGCTGAACTTCACCGCTCTCTGCGGTGGTATCTCCCGCTTCAGTCGGTGGCTCTGCCTGTACACCAAGCAGTTCATCCAGAATGGCATCCACTTCTGCATCAAGACGCGCTTCCAGGTTATGGCGAAGTTTCTGTTTCAGTGCGCTCCGGACTTCTTCAGAGCGCAGGACGTCCTTCACTGCCTCTGCAGTGACCAGGGATGTAATTTCTGACATGGGATTTTCTCGTCGAAAGGTGTGATTAAGAAAGTTGCCGCTAAATGAGCGGCTCTTCGGGTTTGCTTCCGGCTGACTGACTGGCGCTGATTTTCTCAGCGGCCCTTTTGTCAATCTGTCTGCGCCAGAAGTCACGCATGGCCCGGTATCCACCCGAAAGGAGATACAGCACACAGACCACCGTACAGAAGTACAGCATCAGCTGATGAATAAATGTCATAATTTCTTACCGTTATGGTTGACTAAGTAAACAGTTTTCATTTAAGAATGCCGATGACGAAAGTGGTAGTATCTTTCCTTGATTCTCCATGAATCTCACACCGCCAGAGGTCTCAGGCAACTGGCGGCTTTTTTATCATGCCGCGGCATCCGCGTTGTTCACTTCCACCGCAATGCTGTCAATCAGCACCGGGTAAGTCGCATTCCTGGTAATGTCTGTCACATGCAGTTTATCCGCCGCAAATGCACTGACCGGTGACTGCGTCAGCGTGAACGGTGTGCCATCCTGACCATCAATAACCGGCGTCACCTGAAGGCTGTTATTCCCGGCAAAGCGGAAAGCCAGCGTATGCCATTCGTTATCAAATGCGCCAAAGGTTCCCAGTTTCAGGTTGTTTGTCGCCACTTTCGCATTGTGGTACATCACATTCAGGTCTTTTGCATCTGTCTGGATGTAGAACGCTGCCAGCAGGTTATTCCCCCCGTCTCCGGTCAGGGCAACGCCCTGTGGCAGTGAAGATACCGGCCAGTAAAACGCCATAACATACTGGTTCGCAGCCAGCGCTCCCGAAACCTTAAAGCGGCAGCGAATCTGCCCCCCTTTCTGTAACAGAGCCGCACCGTTGCCCGCGGCGTACTCCAGCACCCAGCTGCTTTTACCGGCTTCCTTGGTCAGCTTCACTGCCTTACCTCCGGTTCCCTCCGCATCGCTGACCACTTCTGCCCTGCCGCCACTGGCTGACCATCCCTGTACTTTCAGGCTTCCCTCTGACTCGCTGGCAAGGTAAGAGAGCAGTGTTGTGACGCCTGTGGCTTCTGCACCGGAAGGCGATGACGGGCGCACCTCTGATACTGTCGATGATGCCCCCGCGTTTAGCGCCACTCTTCCCGCATGGCGCAAAATCGCCGTTGCCAGACGGTCGGAAATAATCCCGCGGCGAGCCCATGAACTGAAATGGCTCGCCCTGTCCTGTGACGTCCAGGTGGCTGAGCTGTCACGCCATTTCGAACCGTAATATCCGATACCCGGAATGTCCGGGTCTTCTTCCGGTTTGTTCGTCGGCACATTCACCCCGTTCTCATCCGTCATGAACGGTACGAAATGGATATTCTTTTCCGTTTTGTTTTTATAGCTGCCATACACCGTCTGGTACGTGGATTCGTTCTTCTGCTTCCAGAAATACGTCGTGTCCCCGCATATCCAGGGAACACCGCCAGCAGAGCCACCGACGCACTGGCCTGCCATATCCGCCAGGTCTGCACGGAATTTATCAACCAGCGCACCAAACTGTGCGGCGTGATTTACCGGCGTACCGCCAAAATCAAATTCCCCCTGCATCCACACCACGGCAAACAGCACATTTTTCGGATTCTTCTTCAGTGCTGCTTTTGTTCGACCGATAAGGTCCTTATACAGCGGCTTGTCCACACCCCAGCGGGTTGAATTCTCCGAGGCACCACTCGCGTCACTGTATGTGCCATCGGCTCCGGTGGTGAACGCTGAACCACCACGACAGCACGGAACCAGCAGAATGCCCGCATTCGCCGGTATAAACGGCAGCAGTTTTTTGGCGATATGCAGCCCCTGCCCCACGGTTCCGTACTGCCCCTTTGACAGGTCCGCTTTCGGATGGTTAAGACGGCTCATGTCCTGCACATCATGCAGACAATGGTCCGCCGGAATGATGTCGTTATATTTGCATACTGCACCGCCCGGTGTCACCGTACTGCGACGCGCTAACTGTTTAATACGTGGATCAGGGCTGTCGAATGTATCCGGCAATGGCAGTCCCTCACCGTATGACATACCATTGGACTGACCAGCAAGCGCGATCACATAGTAATATTCTGGCGCAACAGAAGGCGCTGAGGTCGTCGGACGGTTGCCTGGCTCCTCTGGTGATGAGATGCTCCCCTCACTCACAACTGGCTGGATGAACTCCGCACCATAACCAGCTGTCGAAATCAGCGCACTACCATAAGGCTGCCACCCTTCCTTCAGTTTTTGAGTTATTCGTTTCGCAAGGTCTGACGGCGACGCCGCCCTGACAACATCATAGTGTTTAAATGCCATGAATCCTCCCGGCCGGGATAATATTGTGAGTAAAATAAGGAGCGGGCTGAAGTCCGGAAGTTACAGGACAATGGCAGAAGGGAGACTACAGCCCGCAATTCGAAAAAGGTCGCGCAGTTGCGCAGAGTGATTACTATAGGGTATTATTCGCCAGCTGAAATATTACTTCACGTTTCATTGTTTATTCCTTGCCGCCCGCGTCTCCCAGCGCGGGCTTTTTTGTCCATAAGAAAGCCCCTCCGGAGAGGGGCTGGAGAGTGGCGCTATGTGCCATTGCATGGTGCCGGGTGCCTCCCGGTGAGTTCAGCCCGGTGCCACTAAACCCTCGTCATTCTCGTTTTGATAATCAGAGATTATACCGTCACCAGTCGCCCCTCCGCTCAGGGGGATTCACCATGCAAAACTTTTTTAACAACTCTCCGTCAACCAGACAATCATCAACTGCCTGAATTGTGAGGCATTTAACATTTCACTGTCCAGTGTCTTTCCTGTAATAAAAAGCCCGCAAAAGCGAGCCTGGTAAATAAATATGGCGCGTTGTACTGGATTCGAACCAGTGACCGATTGCTTAGAAGGCAATTGCTCTGTCCGGCTGAGCTAACAACGCAGTGTGCAGATAATGGACCGCCATCGAGGACTCGAACCCCGCGCAACCAGCTTCGAAGGCTGACGCTCTATCCCGATGAGCTAATGGCGGTATGTGATGGTGGCCCTTGCTGGATTTGAACCAGCGACCTGGCGATTATGAGTCGCTCGCTCTCACCACTGAGCTAAAGGGCCGGGCGCAGGATAATAACGGTACGTAACTAATTCTGCAATATCATCCGTTCTGACTGACTACATTCTGAACTTCCCTGACCGTCTGCTCAAAACGCCCGCTCTCCAGCTCAACGCCAATTGCACGACGCCCTAGCGCCATTGCTGCTTTGACGCTACGGACATAAAAAAGCCAGCCACTGGGGGAGGCTGGCAAACTCGTAGAGCAAAATGCTGTTACGCAAACTTCGTTACAGGGTTATCCTGCAATACTTAAAATATACAATATTTAGAAAACTAATAGTGCTATATGCGATTTTTAAGATTTTGTTATTAATTACGGTCGCACCTTCCTTTCTGTGTACTTTCCGTATAGCTCACAGGATTCGGGGTACAAAAAAACCCGCGCATCGGCGGGTTCGACTGCGTGGCAATGTAACCACTCTTATCATGATATGCAGATTTTTACGATCGTAAACTATTTTTTCGCTGATAAAATACAGAGGTTCTCCCTCCCGGCAATTCACGCTCAACATACCGATCCATCTCAAGCCTCACTCCCAGCATCATCAGCATGCCTTCAACAATCCCCTCCGCTTTGTGAAGGCGTTTACCTATACAGGTGTCAGAGCACCCATGTTTCCGTGCCAACGCCATGAACGTCTCCCCCAACACGTAATAATCAACCAGCAAGTCATGCAGATCGCGATTGTTCCGGTAAAGGCGGGCTATGCACCCGCATATCACCATCGCATCATCGTCACAGCACTGTGGACGTGATTTTACTTTTTCGGGGATCAGTCCCTTAAATCCGGCAGCAATGGGCGACCATGTAACATCCTCATAGTTATTTGCCGCCCATGCCCCCCAGCGCTCAAGAACCTGCCGGATATCACGCATCAGTATCTTTACCCCATCCGCGGTGAACCATAAGAACACCGTTGACGATAGCGTGTCTTTTCCCTTCTTTATCGCCAGTGTATTTTCTGACCGTGTTGCGACTACAGTTCAGTATTCTGGCTACCTCGGTCTGATTTTCATATGCCTCAACGAGCATGTCAGGAATGGTTTTTACTGTGAACGTCATGCGGCCTCACTTCTGCTGTTTCGCAGGTCTTTAAGTTTCTGCTGATACTTCGCCTTGATCGCCCTGCATTCTTCGACAGTCCAGCGATGGCGGTTATGGTTCGATTCGATTTCGTCTACTGCTTCCTGCCCGATGCGGTTAATCAGTTCGACGCGATACGGAACGAGATTTCCGCTTTTGTGCTGGTTGCACACCACGCATTGCTTGTGAATATTGCGTTCATCAAATCGGAGTTGAGGTGTCGCAGCAGTTGTCCGGTAATGTCCGGCATCCCACTGAGCAGACGTGAGCGTTCCGCACGAGATACATGGTAAGTCGCGGTCTCTTTCTCTGATGAAGGCGTTTACGGCTTGTTGGGCTTGTTTAATCCAGTAACTGCGGGGCTTTAAGGCGTAGTTTTCGAATTCTTAAGTTTATCTTTCTGTTTCTGTCTCCTCTCGTCG